GTGGCCCCCTGTTCAACGCGCTGCCCGCCATCAAGGTCTGCAATCTTGTGGTGCAGCTGATCCTTGAGAACGCGCAGATGTCCATCGCCGGGATCTACACGGCAGAGGATGACGGCGTGGTCAACGTCGATACCATCAAGCTGATCCCCGGCACGATCATCCCGGTCGCTCCAGGATCTGGTGGCATCCAAGCGGTGAAGCAAGCTGGCAACTTTGACGTGGCTCAGTTGGTGCTGTCCGATATGCGGAACAACATCAAGAAGGCTTTGTACAACGACATGCTCGGCAATCCCAATCGGGGTACGCCCATGTCTGCGACGGAAGTCTCTGAGCGTATGTCTGATCTCAGTCGCCAGATCGGCGCTGCCTTTGGTCGTATCCAGTCTGAGTTCGTGAACAAGGTACTGCGCCGCTGTCTCTTCCTGCTTCGCAAGCAGGGCTTGATTCAGCTGCCCACCGTGAACAACCGTGTTGTGAAGATCCGCTCTTCCAGCCCGCTGGCTCAGGCGCAGTCCTATCAGGACATTCAGGCTGTCGATCGGTGGGTCGAGTTGATCGGTACAAGGTTGGGCCCCCAGCTTGTGAACCTGTTTGTTGATGGTGATGCAGTCGCCGCCTACATGGCAGAGAAGTTCGGGGTTCCCAGCAAGCTGCTTCGTTCCGGTGAGGAGCGGGCGCAGATGATTCAACAGATGTCGCAGCAGATGGCGCAACAGCAGGGGCAACAGAATGGCGGCGGGCAAATTCCTCCTGGGGCCTGATGGGCTCCAGCGTAAGGATGAGGACGAGGCTCGACTGGATGGCTTGGTGATGGCAGCATTCACCACACCATCTGGCAAAGAGGTTCTCCAGTATCTACGGGACATCACCATCAATACGGTTGGTGGTCCCGGCATTAGTGATGGTGAACTGCGTCACCGTGAGGGTGGCCGATTCATTGTTGGTATCATTGAGCAGCGGATGAAGAATCACGTCCGCCGTCAGTAACTTGAAAGGAGCTATCATGGCCGAAGAAACTGCACAGACTACTACGGTAGACAACGAGCCCACCCTGTTTGATGGGCTTGCCACACCCGCTGCTACGACTGCGGAAGCCAGCACTGCGCCTTCGGTGGATGCAGCTGGCCGACCGGACTGGTTCCCTGAGAGCCACTGGAAAGATGGCAAGCCGGATCTTGATGGGTTCAAGGAAGCCGCCAAGGGTGAGTGGCTTGCCTCGCGTCCTGAGTCTTCCGACAAGTATCAGGTGCCTGAAATCGAGGGCATTGCTACTGACGAGATGGCTAACGCGCCCATCATGCAGTGGTGGCGTGAGACTGCATTTGGTCGTGGCCTGTCGCAGGAAGACTTCCAGAAGGGTGTCGAGACTTATATCAATCAGCTTGCGCTGAACACTGATGCCTACAGTCAGCAGGATGAACAGTACCTCCAGTCGGAGCGTACCAAGCTGGGTGAAAATGCTGATGCGCGCCTTCAGTCTTTGGGCAGCTGGGTCAGGGATACGTTCCAGGGTGAAGAGCTTGCAGCGATTAGTCGCGTTGCTCGCACTGCGGCTGGCGTCTCTGTGCTTGAGCGTATCATGTCGACTATTAAAGATGGCGGCGGGGTGATTCCCAAGGGCGCTGACTTTGAACCGTCGGCTTCTGCTGGTCCGAACGAAGATGAGATCAAGGCACTGATGCAGGACCGTCGGTACTGGCAGGCATCCATGCGTGATCCGGCTATCGTTGCTAAGGTCAATAGCTTCTACGATACCAAGTATGGTAAGCGTGGATGATAGTCCGCCAATACAAGAAGACCGACTGGCCTTCAATGTATCGTCTTGCGAGGACGATGCACGACGAGAGTCCAGCCTATAGGGACATCAGCTTCTCGCCCGAAGCAATCGAAGCTATCGAACAAGGCATCTTCCTCGGCCAGTTCGTATGCTTTATTGCCGAGCGGGACGATGAGATCCTTGGGTTCTTTATTGGCGGACTGACGCCGTTCTTCTTCTCGAAGGAGTCCTTCGCTTACGACGTGGCTTTCTTTGTTGATCCTGCCTGTCGTGGTGGCGCTGGCGTTGCGCTGAAACTGTTCACTGAGTTCATTGCGTGGTCGAATAAGTCAGGCGCAAAAGAGATTCGCGTCTGTAGCACTACCGGCGTGAACACCGAGCAGTATGGAAAGTTCATGAAGAAACTTGGATTGGTCCCTGCTGGTACATTCTATGCTAGGCAATTAGTCCCTTTTCATTCCTGACTAATTCGGCGTAGATAGAATCTATCTCAACTACCCCAGAGGGGGAGATTCAAATGGCTGTTGATATTTCTGACGCCTTCGTTAAGCAGTTTGAGAGCGAAGTTCACATGGCGTATCAGCGCATGGGTTCTAAGCTCCAGAACACTGTTCGTGCGAAGATGAACATCAAGGGCTCCTCGACCACCTTCCAGAAGGTTGGTAAGGGTACTGCTTCTACGAAGAGCCGTCACGGCAACGTCCCCGTCATGACCATCGACCACACTGCGGTCGAGTGTACGCTGGCGGATTACTATGCCGCTGACTACGTGGACAAGCTCGACGAGCTGAAGATCAACCACGATGAGCGCATGGTTGTTGCTCAGTCGGCTGCTGCGGCTCTTGGCCGTAAGTCGGACGAGCTGATCATCACCGCTCTGGACACCACGTCCAACACCACGACCGAATCTGGTACTGCTGTCCTCACCGATACAAAGGTGAAGGATACATTCGAGTCGATGGGTGAGGCCGACATCCCCGAGGATGGCGAGCGTTACTTCGTGGTCAGCCCTGCTGGCTGGGTCGATCTGCTTGCGATCACTGCCTTCGCTGATGCCGACTTCATTGGCTACGATGAACTGCCCTACAAGGGTGGCATGGTTGCCCGTCGTTGGCTTGGCTTTCTCTGGATGACCCACTCCGGTCTGCCGGTGACGAGCCAGATCCGTAAGTGCTTTGCCTATCACCGCACTGGTATTGGCATGGGCTCGGGCGCGGAAGTCACGACTGAAGTGAACTACATTCCCGAGAAGGCGGCTCACCTTATCACTTCGATGATGAGCCAGGGCTCTGTTCTCATTGACACGAACTCTGTGTTCGAAGTCCAGATCTACGAGGCATAAGACATGGCTCTCACTGCGGCTAACCTTCAGAAGGTTGCTGGTGCTGACCAGCAGCTCTTTCTCTACAACACCGGTGATGCGATTGCGACGGTTGTCGGGTCGGGTTACTTTAACGATGTGACGAATAACCTGAAGCAGAACGACGTGATCATCGTCGTTGGTGTTACGGGTGGCACTCGTACCGTTGACGTTGTGACTGTCTCTTCTGCTACGCAGGCTGCGACTGTTACGACGACTGCCCTTGAGGGCTCGACGGCTACCTAATAGCGCTTGGCAAGTTTTTCCCAAGTGTATAAGAATGGGGGAGGGCAGGTCTTGACAACCGCCTCCCCTATTTTTTTTATAGGAGATTGCAGTGTCTACATCTGTTCAGCTTTGTTCTCGCGCTCTGGTGATGATTGGTGCGAATCCAATCACTGCACTGGACGGCACTGATACTTCTACGGAAGCTACAGTTGCTATCCAGATCTATGAGACAGCTGTACTGGATCTTCTCTCCCGTTGTCGCTGGCGCTTTGCTGCCAAGCAGGCATTGCTTTCTCCAACTACTGGCGCTGCCCTTGCCAGATGGGAGGCTACCTTTGATCTCCCTGCCGAAGTCTTGGTTATCCATTCTCTGACACTTGGCGGCAACCGAGTCGAATTCGATAGGTATGGCGATCAGATTGGCGCTGCCTGTTTGACGACTGATGCCCCTGTCATTGACTACGGTTATCGCGTAGCTGAGTCTGTCTTCCCATCCTACTTTGATTCTTATGTCGAGCTGCACCTCGCAGCCATCTTTGCCTACGCCATAGCAAATCAGCTGGACCTCTCTGACTTCCTTGAGAAGAAGGCAGCTCGCGCCTTTGCATTTGCCAAGAATCAGGATGGGCAGGGCCGTACCACAAAGAAGCTG